GTCGTAAAGTCTATCTTGTCGGCTGTAATAGACCCCTCTTTGAGTGCGTCTTTTGTAATACTATCTTTGGCTATATTCTCAGCCCCTACAGCACCTTTTTTCAGAGAACCGTCACTGTTATGAGATTCTAGCATTGCCTCGGCTAGGTCTTGCGCCCAGCTGGCAGTAGGACCAGCTTGAACAATATCTCCAACTAAGTTGCCATCATCTATTGCGTTATTCTGGATTTGTAAACTAATAATCTGACCAGTAGCCTTATTTGCCATGCCCTTCCAGTCTCTCTGGCTACCTGGGACCACTTTACCAGTTGAGTCTACTCTATACGTCATAAAATGCACAGCAGTATCTTCAGTCCAACCAGTCAAACTATCTACAGATAGAGTGTCAGAATTTGCGGGTCGTGGGGTAACTACTCGCGCTACGTTAGGATTGCTGCCGTCTTTGACTTTTGTAATTTTGTCACTAATACTTGCCATTCTGTTATTCCTCCTTTAGCTTTGGTCTTTCGTGCCAATATTTACGTATTCAAATACCACTCTCGATATGCTGTAACTTACGCCAGGGTCTGATGAACTCCAGCCATATTGCACCCAGTGAGCGTCCTCATCTACTTCTAGCTCCACCTCTTCGCTAGCAGAGTTGAATGTTTCAGGTATGCCTCTCACCTCACTCCATCCGATAGAACTCCAACCAACGCCTGGCTCACTCCATCCAGTACGACTTGAAGATGCTCCGAAAAATCTTGTCTCCGTAAACGTCTGTAATCCGTCTTCTGTCTTAATAGTGGCGGTAAGATTAATACGCCCTTGAGGTCTGAGCAGCACAAATACCACCTTGAGTACACGCGCCCAATCTCTTCCAGTTTCTTCAAATCGCAATTGACCACTTTGTGCGCTAGTGTTAAACGGCTTACCGTCATCAACTGTAGTTGCACCCTTAGATAGCTCGACTATCTTGTTTCCTTGAACTATTAAGAAGTGAGTTATACCTGAGTTGTCGTTATATAACGTCATCCAGTCAGCACGAATACTCCACGGTTTCATCCACGCACCCCTACGGTCGGTATCATAAATCCATATCTGATTGTTGTAGTCAGCGGCAACAGGTAACGCCCAATAGACGCGACCTTCAAATGCCAACCCTACGGCTTTTTCTATGGCTTTACTGTTTAGGTTGCTAATGGCGTCTTGAATGGTGTTAGTAATTCGTCTTGTAGATAGGACGTTTTGTAATTGCGGTAGAGTTCCTGTAGTATTAAATCCACCACGGCTTGGATATAGTAGGTCGTTATTGTAAATGACTACAGCGTCAGGGCTATCTGTACCGTCAGCACCAGTATCTTCTTGTACTTGCCAGACTGTAATAGTATCTTCACCATAAGTAATGTTTGTTGGTGTAATATAGAATCGTTTACCAGTACCGTTTGTACCGTTAGCTAGGACCGTTACTTTAGGATCGCCTTTACCATCTCGATATGGTCGTACTGCAAATGGTACTTCTTTGGTACCATTCCCTACTGGCGTATATCCACCGCCATATCCAGGTGAGAAGTCTAGCTCATGCCCATAATCACCACCACGCCATACATAGAATTGATTGTCTTTATCACCAGTCATCCATATACGGCCATTGACTACATCGGCTCGTGTTGCTTTTGGACCAGCCGTGTTATTGTCTTTTGGTAGAGGCACTGACATGTCTAGGCTACGCGATCCATTGTCTACAAATACTGTCTGATCCATTGGCAATGCGGCAGCTAGACGGTAAAGTGTAGGCTCTCCGCCACCGTCAACACCAACGCCACAATAAATGTTCCACGACTTAGCTTCTGTGCTGTCTGGACGCTTGACTGACAGGTTATGTTTTTCACCATTCCACATATCTCGGTCTGTAGAGATTGCTTGAGATAATAGAGGCGATCCTGCGGTTTCACCAACAGTAGAGTTAAAAGTAACTGCATAAAACACCTTAAATCCTGTACCAGTTAGTCCTACGTTTTTATCTAGTATTGGCTTTGCTGGGTCTGATATTTTCTGAAATGCTACTATCTTCTTTGTTGGTATATCCAAGTAGCTAAGAGTATCTTCTCCATTCATGACTAGAAGATTGTTGCGTATCTGCTTGAAATGACCGCGGGCTGATTCGTGATATTCTTTACCTTCTACTACTTGCCATGCTGGGTCTTCGCCCTTAGCTATACATAGCTTTGTTTTGCCGTTTATTCTTTGAAGGCAAGCTAGCCAGTTTACAGAGCCATCTTTTGTAGTGCTACGAAATTCAGCCAATTCACCTAAGACTGTTCCTAATGGCTGGGGACCATATTTAGCAGTACCATGTCGCACGGTAATGACAGAGTCCTGATCCAATATCATATTCTCAGACGACCTTAGACCTCTTAGCGGTGAGCGACCATCATCAAATGCAGTGACTACGCCGTTTGTCCAATCCTCAACCGACAGCCGCTGTATTTTTGGTGCTTTAGTATTGCTAGGAGGTTTTAGCATATGTCAGACACTCCTGGAATCATACTTAGAGGTGCATATCTAGCTTGACTAGCATTATTCTCTATCATTTTTTCCATTAGCTGGTTAGCTTCATTGATGAGATTGCCGTATTGGTTCTGTAGAAGAATGTCGTTGCGAGCATATTCAGCCGCACACATCACCACTAGCCACATTGGATTGTCTACTGGGACCATATCGCTTGGGCTTGTCAGCAGTGGGGCGTGTAAATATACAGGTATTGTTATTTGACCTCCAAGTACTGAGTCGTCACTTCTTATAGGATCGATAAACACCAGCTTATTGCCAGAGATAGTGCAGCAGTCTTGCCCCTTATACATTCCAGCTTGCTCTGGTGGCACTGTAGTGTATTCTTTAATCTGATTGTCTTTTTTGACCTTTATGGTGTCGCCGTATACGTTGCTTACCTTGGCAACCTTAGTAAAGTCAATTTCATATTCCTGATTCGTCGATAGTGTTCCGATATCGTAATTAGGGTCATATAAAGACTGCCAATCAACATTAGGTTCACTTTGCCATACAGGGATATACATGTTAGCAATACCTAGTATTTTCTGGTATTTCTTGTCTGTTTCTGGTAGGTTGCGCACCTTACCAGTAGCTTTCAGCATGACTGCCGATATAAGTTGCGTAGTGTTCATGGCGTTTTTCCTAAATTAAAAACACGGAGCCGGCTTATTATTGCCAGACGCTCCGTGTTCTTTAGGTCACGCTGTTTTCTGCTTATATTATATCATAATTATCACTATTATGCTTTCTTAATGCGGATTCGCGTGTTTTTGCTGGTGCTTGCACCATTCCACTTTTTTAATGTATTAGTTATCTGTTTTTTAGTGTTAGTCTTGCTTATTAGGTTTTGTCCAATTTGGTTTATACTTGTGTTTTTTGCGGATGATTCATTAGCTTTTGGCGCAGAAGATGTTAGACCCATACTCTTAGTGACTGCAGAAGCTAGTGGAGACGCGCTACCGCCGCTGCTTGACCTACCACCTCTTCGTCCGCTGCCCCTTCCGCTGCCTCTTCCGCTACCTGAGCGTCCAGAGCCACCTGAGGTATCTTTGGTTATCTTATTGCCGTCAGTGTCAAACTGAGTAGCATTAAGGGCGCGTGCTTCCTGTTTAGTTATGTAACCTTCAGCGCGTAGCTTATTGATTACACCATTCTTAGCAAACATTTGTCCTGTAATACTCTTTCGTCGACCATTAGCTAGTTCTTGTATTAGATCCTCGTGTGATGATTCTTGAGCCTTTTGACGCCAGTAATTGTCCATCAGACTTACTTCGTTATGAGATGTCATCGCACCGTACTCAATTTGATCCTTTGTATATCCAGATTCTTTGTAGTAGCGCTCTTTTACCCAGTCTGGCAAGTCTTTGTATTTACCAGTCATCATATTGACGGCAGTTTTAGCTTTATCTACCTTTTCTGTACCGTTCTGTAGTTTGTTTAATGTTGCATTGAATGAAGTAAACTCTTTTTTAATAGTTGATGTTTTATCAATGTCATACGCCTTCATCCAGTTGCGATATGCTTCATCACCTTGTCCTTGAGATTGAGCAAGCTTTTTGTATACACCTTTTTCTACGTTACCATTTTTGTTTACTAGCAATCCGTCTTGGAATGTATAGTCGCCCTTCTTTAGTTTCTTTTTAATTGAAGCGGCTTCTTTCTTGCTTAGTCCTTGTAGGTCTATTTGGTTATCCGTTGCTTGTTTTTGTTGCGGGTTATTGTTGGTTGGCATGTTTATTTGCAGGCCGCTAGACGCGTTAGCAACTAGACCACCAGCCTTAAACATATTGACCCACGAATTCTTTCCTTCTTCTACTTGCACTGGTATTAGCGCATTTTTACCGAATAGAGCGCCTTGGACCAGATTGAATGGATTATCTTTTTCAAACTCAACCTTTGTCTCGCCATTGCCGTCTTTTACTTCACCAGAGTGAGCTGCCGCAATACCCTGAATAGTTTTCTTTAATTGGCTACCTGCTGGTAATTGACCTAGGATGTTGTACATAGCGTCTTTAGTTTTTGCTTCTGCCTTATCGTCATCACCATCTTCACGCGCTTTAGCTGCCTCATCCAATTTACCCTTAGTGTCAATCAATTTACGAGGTAAATCAACAACTGGTATTGTACCGTCGTAACGTCCTAAGTTGCTCTCTTTGCCAAATAGCTTCTTGCGATCGTCTTTTGTTGTTGCAGCATTAACTATAGCTGTAGCTATAGGTGCGGCTGTAACTGCCTGGCCAGCTACTTTTTGGATTGTACGCTCTAGTTTAGCTTGTACTGAATTGTCTTTATCGTCATCATCACCACCACTCAGCCAGTCACCTACAATCTCAATCAATGTACCTAATGGATCAACCCCTGGCTTATTTCCAGTTAGCGCTTCTATCGCACTATATGCAATTGCCGTATTAACAGCGAGTGCTACCCTCTGTTTATTAGACATCTGGTTCCATACATAACGGTTCTGCTGTGTCACTTCTCGTGTGAATTGTAAGAATGATGCAGACCATAGCCTATTATATGCTCGTGGGGTGCTTATCTGATCGCGTAAGGTTACCGTGTCATTAATGAATCGTTCTGCGTATCTAACTGCATCCGCGTCGCTTAGTCCATTATTGATTGCCTGATTGTATTTAGCTAAGAAGGTATATTCAATAACACCTCTTTCAACTACTTCCATAGGAATACCAGCAGTTTTCATAGTTTTTTCAAACTTGGTGTCATCCGTCAGGTTATCGTCTGCATACCTTAGGGCTAGAGCATCAGACTTCTGTAATATAGCTTTACGGTTTTTTAGCTTGAATGCCTGTATCAATGCTTTAGGGTTGGTTGTAGAGAATAGAGCAGGTAGTGATGCCGTTTGAGCTACCACTGAATTCATATTGCCGACAATCTTAGATAGTGCCGCCTGCTTCATTAATGCCCTACCAGTTGCATCTGTTAATTTTCGCATTTTACTTGGCTCTGTATCGTTTACGACTCGTTGGAATGGGTCTGTCTTCCCAGCTAGTCGGTTTGCGTGTTCTTGGACAAATCCGACAAATTGAGTCAGTCCGTTTGCGCTATCAGACATCAGCTTCATAAAGTTTACGTCATTAAGCATCTTATCTAGACTTTCAGACATATTGTTGGTGGTTTCTTTTAGACCATTTATATCTTTTGCGTCTAGCTTCTCTACACCAAACTTGTCGGCTTTTCTAGCCAGACGATTAAGTTCTCGTATACCGTCTATCTTTCGACCAATTGCACGTTCTAATCCGTATAGTTTATTTCTTACTTGCGTTAGCTCTTCAGCATTGACCTTGCCAGAAGCAGCCGAATTATACAGAGCATCTACTCTGTCAGCTAGCTTTTGTATACCGCTAGTACCCTTACCTGCAAATTCTTGTCGTGCTTCGCTAGCTGCGCGCACTGCTACTTCCAGCGAGCGGTTCATTGTAATAGCATCTGTCATATGAATGTTATGTAGGGCTATCTTGCTGTATTCCATTAGCGGCGTAAATGGATCTGTTGGCTTTACGTCACCTACACGTTGCATAGCGAATTGATTAAACTTTTGACTTGGTTTGAATAGTCCTGTACGACCCGCCAGTTTAGACGGCAGTGATTGACGAGATTCAATGGCCACATCTCCGCCAGATAACAGATTCTTAGCACCGCCGTACATAGCCGCGATAGCTCCCTTGCCAGACTGCATTTCTCCTAGGTGTGTAATATAGTCTTTACGCTCCATAATTGGGTCTTTACCTAACTCTACCCTCTTTTCGTTTTGGCGAGCTAGCAAGTTCTTGTATACAGCACGTAAGAAGCTGTTGTATTGATCCAGAGCTTCAGCGGCACTCTTTCCGTAAACTTCTTCAAATACTTTCAAGCGTTCATCATATGATGGTGATTTTTCGCCACGTTTTGGACGTGATGGTTCAATTACATATACGGCGTCTTGTAGCATTTGGCGCTTTAGTGGACCGTGTTTTTTAGCTTGTTTTAGCAAGTTTTTGCGATAATCCTTTATCTGTTCACCGATAGCGTTGCCTTCTTTTACTGCGGCGGCGTTAGCTTGACGAGGTGTCTCAGACATAATATTCAGTAACGCCTCTTTGGTTTTATTGCCACCCTTCTTAAAGTAGTCAAGACTGTTGCTTCGCCTCAATGAGCCTGTTATACGGTCTATTATTCCTTCAGTAGTCCATGTTTGACCTGCGCCAAAACGCATTTCCTTAATCTTACTGAAGTCGACATCGCGCATATTCAGGTTCATCTTCTTTTTACCTGCATATATAGTTACGTTGCCGTCAGGTGTCATCTCAATGTAATTACCTAGGATTTGACCAGTTTCTGCATCTACAACCCTACCAGATTCTATATAGTGCTTGTCTGGATCGAATGTAACTAGTTTATCGCTTGGACGATATGCCTTTTTATCTCCAGTTTGCATATAACCATCAAAAGCACTCACTAGTTCAGCATTTACACCCTTAGAGTTTTCTCTCCATATGTACTGAATAGCTAGACCATCATCAAATGCACGCTTAGCTTCATCATTAACTGCCTTATCTGATCTAATATCGTCTATGAATTTCTTCTGTAGTGGTGAAGTTACTCTTGGTGCTTCAGCGCCTGTTCGCTGCCATTTACCAAAGATATTTCTGTATTCATAGAATGAATGGTATGCGCCCTTCTCGTCCTTATAAATCATCTGTCGTGTATTGTGGGTAGCTGTATTTGCAGTAGTTGTAGGTGCTGGGACCGCGTGTTCTGCTCCAGGTAGTTTAATCTTTTCTTTTACTTCTGGTGCTATTTCGTCTATTGGGCGTAATCGTCCATTTTCATCTAACATACTACCAGCGCGGGCGTTGGTGTTTAGTAGCGCCCTTTCTCCAGTGATATCATAGCCCTTCTGTTCGGCTAGTTTAGCAAATTGTTTTGCAACGGCTTTTTCATCAATACCAGTAGCTACACTAGCATTATGTACTATATCTGCTATTTTATGTCTTGGACCTTCATCTAATCCTCTATTTAGTATTTCTCCTAATGCCTGCTGCTTTTCAATTCGCTCTTTTTCTGCCTTAGCCTCTTCAGCACGTCGTTCTTTTTCTGCCTTCGCTTCTTCTATTTTCTTTTGCTTCTCAGCCTCTACCTTAGCTTCTTCTGCGTGTCGCTCCGCAATCATCTTCTGAGCTTCTTGAATGACATCTGGATCCCTACGCCATTCTGCCAATAGGGTCTTTCTCTCTCTTTCTGCGCGTCGCGCTTCAGCTACTCGCTTAATTTCATCGATAAATGCGTCGATATCGTCATACCCCATCTCCTGAGCAACCGTATCTATATCTCGCTTACCTGTACGGCGTTTATAGTTAGACGGTAGATCTCCAGCCAACTCCTTTCCTAGGTGGTGTCGTAGGTCGTCTACATGCAGGCGTGGGATACTCCACGTCAATCCATGGCTTCCGAGGATATTTGTGTCATTATGTTCTAGGAATAGATTCTGGTCTATATTCTCATATATAAACTCGTCTATAGCCTCTCTTAATTCCCTAGTCATCTTAGGCTTAGGGTTGGCTTCCATTTCGTTAATAGTTTCTTGAAGAGGGTGTTGATAGCGGTTGTCCGTATTGACATCTTGAGGATTGTTTGCTATAGTGGAGTTGTTAACATCCCCTCCCCTTAAGAGGTTTATCCTCTGAGGGGATGTTTCTTTTATAGATGATATATCGTATAGGGTTTTATTACCGTTATTCCAGTTCTCTATATTAACCCTCACCGTAAACTGTCTATCGCCAATCTTTACGGCAACATCACCGTACGTATATGAAGCAACATTGGGTTTTTGTGTCTTCTTCAAATTAGGTGCGTGTTTAATGCGTGTCATTGAACTCATCAATTCATCAATTTGGTGTGCGGCGGCTGCCTTAGTTCTGTAATCCTCATAGCCCATAGTAGACTGCTGATGAGATATTTCGTTCTTGCTTCGAGCTGTAACTTTTGCTACATCTCCAGTATCACCAATTGGATAAGCATTGCCCTGGAACCTCTCCTTGATAACTTCACGCACCTTACGAGGAATATTTTTTGCAGGTATTCCTTTTAGCGGATTCCCCTCAATTTCTACTAGCCTTCCATTTGGCGTTTCATGGATTTTATAAGATGCCCCGCTATTTAGCTGGTTAGTATTCTTTGCCAACTGTTCGGTATTTCCGAACACTTCATTTCTGAATTTCCCTGTTTCCATTTGAGCGTAGAATTGCTTAATGGCGTCTTGTTTACCGACAAGCCCCATAATAGCTTCAGTAATTCGGTCATATATTGCTAAGACTTTTTGAGGAATACCTAATCTAGCACCTAGACGCACTTTATCTTCACCATTTAATCTTCCGTTATAATAATCACTGAATCCGTCGGCTAGTTGTTCTTCTGCTAGTAGGTTTAGGTCATTTCCATATTGACTGCCGTATTTGTTTATTAAATATTCATCTCCATAAGACTCACGGATAGAGTTTAATAGGTCTTGTTTGTTCTCTACTCGGGTAAGTAATTTATGACCTAATTCGTGGTTTAGGGTGTCTTCTGTAAGTTTATTTAGGTTTATGGTATCAGTTTTTGGATTGTAGTAGCCTAGGGCTTTCTTTTGCATTTCATTTTGCCACTCATTGAATACAAGGTTTTCATCACCTGTCAGTTGCAGGTGACGTGCTAGCAACTCTTTTGATTGTTGAATTTCCTGTATTTTAGCCTCTGCCTGACGCTTAAACCTCATATCTGGATTGTCTGTTGGGTTGAGATTGTTGGTGTATTTGGTTTGATTTGGGCTAAAGGTGATCGCCATATCGTCCATAATCACACCATCTTTGCCAGTGGTGTCTTTGATATCTTGAGCATATTTTTTCCATTGCCCGTTGTCAGTAATATCCCACAACAAATCCATATCGTTATCGTACATATCATAATCTTCACGATATGCTGGCTCACCGTTATTTACCCGTCGATGTAGGGCGTCATACTGATCAAAGGAGATTGTCTTTTGTTTATCGCTAATTGGAGATGTAATATTTGCATACATCTCTTTTACGTTCTTACCGTAATTCTTGCCTGCGTTCTCATCAAACGCTAAATAGTTACCAGCACCCCACTTATTAGATGATGTATTGCTTGGATTGAATACATCAAACTCTGCATCTGTGCCGTGGTATACAGTCTTCAGATTGCCATTTTCGTCTCGGATCTTAGAGTCCTTGAAGAACGTTTCTTGTTCTGGGCTTAATTTATACTTCAATCCATTCTCATCTACTTCACCTATGTGATTCCTGGCGTATATAGCTTGCTCTTGAGCCTTACGCAGGTTAACCATGGCTGGAGCATCCTCACTTATCCCTTGACCGCGCAAGTACTCTTCACGTTGGCGTAGACGTGTTATATGTTCGTTATACGCTCTGACTTGGGCTTCATGCTCTGGGTTGAGCTTGTATTTTATATCTGAATTAACAGCGTTATTGATAAAGGACTTAAATGCCTCATGCACACGATCAGCCACGTCAGCAAATGTCCTAATTTCTGGATCTGATAGCGTAATATTCAAATCTCCAATTCCGCTCGAGTGTACATAGTGATTGGCTATCCGTACCGTAAAATAATTATCGTTTACGTCATCATAAAACGTAATGTAATTAGCTTCAGAGGAACGAGAAGTGCTATGCTCAACCCTTATATTCTCGTCAAGTCCTGCAAGCTTCAAAGCCTCATTCAACTCATCCACAATTTTTTCTGATGCTATATCTATCAGTTGGTCAGTCTCAAGGTCAGCATCCGTTGTTGGTCTTTCATTGAACTCTCGATAATTGTCAAGATCAATCTCCTCGCCGCGATATACAGGACTTGGGACGCCTTGCGCCTTCTGCTCAAACTCTTTTAAGGTCTGCTCTTGGTTAACTATCATACCCTCTATTTGTCGAGCAAAGCTTTCCTTTCCTTCTGCTCGTGCCTGAGCGGCATCCAACTTGCGCTGCTCTATATCTTTCCTTAAGAACTCAGCGATCTCTCTCGCTTTGGGGTCGGCAGACGCAACATAATCTTGACTTAGTCGGTAGTCTATCGCTGATTGTTGTGCGTCATTAAGCTTATACCGCACATCCTGTGAAACTCGGTTTTGCACACCCTGGGTAGCCTGTTCGATTAGATAGTTTTCTAGTCTTCCTGTTGTTTGTTGGCGTGTAGCAACAGCATTTACATCACCGTGCTGAATATCTGACATATTCTGGGTAACGGCTTGTTTTAGTGCTGGGCTAGCGTTAGGTATAGTATTCTCTACTGCTGGGGCTACATTTACTGATTGGATTGGGTGTAATTGATTGTTTCGGCTATTGGTTGCATTTACTTCTGCCGCTTGCTTGAGTGAGGTGTCGTCCGACGATTGACGTGCTTGACGTTGAGCTATAGCCTCTTTTTCTAGTTTTCCAGTAGCTTCATTTTGATTCATTCGTGCAGTCATTGCACTTGATGGTTGATTGCCAGTCTGTCGCATAGCACCAAAATTAGCCATTCCAGCTGGACCGCCAAGGACCGCACCCATAAGACCACTCTTAAGGACGCCTTCTTCATATTTACGGTTAGGATCGTATGTATGCTTAGCAATTGCATTCTCTGCAAATTGTTGGGCGGCCTCTTCCGAACCTTCTGCTATAGCACCTGTTATAAACTTAGTCAGACCTTTTTTGCCGATAGGCGATAAGACCTTGTCTAGCCCAGCCTTCTCTATTGCCGCCTGAACTGCCGCGTTACCATACGCATATGGCAACATCTCACGCGTGTTCTTGCCCTTAGCGTTTGCATTAGTAATAAAGTCTGCAGCATTTTCTACAAACTGACGTGCTACGGGTATAGCACCGCCAGTGGCTACACCTGTACCTATATCTTGCGCCAATCGTTGGGCGCTTTGACCCGCCTCGTAAGCTGTTGCAACATCCGTGTCATTCTTCTTAAATACGCCTAGATCTCGATCGTATTGAGCGTTACGTTGCTTACCTTGCTCTACAATATATTTTCGTATTCTATCATATGACTCATCACCAGTAATGCCATACATGGCGTCTGCGACAGCTAGAGATAGTTTATCGCCTGAATCACCAACTGTACGGCCAGCGCCGTCAATAGCACCTTTAGCGAAACTAACCACTGAACGTGTTGGTAAAGTAGCCAGTCCTGCCATCTGTGCAATATTGCTATCACGTCTAGCTTTGTCTTCTGATAAATAAGCTCTGTTCTCTGCGTCAATACGTATTTGGCGGTTCTTAGCGATTTCTGGCTCGCTAACACCCCTTTTTCGCATAATGTCGTCTAGCTTGTTGTTGCGTATTGCCTGCTCGGTCTTATATTTGTCACTCTCTTGTTTTGCTATATCTAGGGCGCGGGTTAAGCTGTCCTGATTTTGGGTAAATAAAGGATTTCTTCCAGGATTAGGAAAACTTGGGGCTATTTGTGGTCTATTCTGTTGTTGAGGTTGAATAGCTACTGGTGCTGGCTTTGGTTGTTGCTGTTGGACCTGAGTTTTAAGTACCTGAGTAGGATTATTTATAGCATTCTGGATTTGGATTTGCTTGTTTTCTTTGTTTACCCAATCTTGTTGCCCTTGAGGGGTTAGTACCTTAGGGGCGTCATTGACAGTCTTTTCTGGGATTAATGGCTTTGGCTGGTTATTTTGGTTTAGCTGTTGTGTTGCTTGATTAGCCTGTTGAAGGGGATTAGGATTTACTTTTTGCTGAGCTTGGCTGAATATATTAGTACCACCACCCAACCCAGGTGTATTTACACCAGATAGACCGTTTAGTCTGTTAATGTTAGGTTGCTGTACCTGCTGTAGTGGCTGAGGGCGTGGTTGAACTGGCGCTTGAACTTGTTGCTCTTTACGTCGGCGTTCGTCATCGCTTACCCAACCCTTACCGCTGAAAAAGTTGCCTACTCTTTGGAAAAAGTCCATTATCTCTAATCCCCTCCTAATTTATTTACAGGTATTGATTCTGTCGTTTACGCTCGTCTTCTTGCTTTAGACGTGTGTTGTAGATGTTTAGTGTTGGGTCATTACCTGCTGCTTGTGGATCTGAAACACCAACTGCTGTATCACCTTCTACCTTGTAGCTGTCTAGGTCTTTTGCGTTGTACTGGACCTTATTGCCGCTGTATGTGTTTTGCTGACGTCCTAGGTTGTCAATTTCGCTTGATAGAGCGTTTGCTCGTCCAAGGTCTGCACGTGCGGCATTAGCACCATTAGCGCCCTGTGCGGCGGCTTTCTGGCTCTTCATCTGAGCTAATTGAGTTAATAGGTTCTGACGTGTAGTTTGAGATGACTGACGTGCGGCGTTGTCTTCGTTTGCTTTCCAGTCGTTGAGCTTTTTGTCTTCATCCGCGTAATCATTCTTAAACTGACCCCATGTGGTGTCGATTTGCTTTTGGTTCTGTGCGTAAGTCTGTCCTGCACCTGTTCGTTGCTGGTTGGCTTGGTTCTGAACTGCGCGACCTGCTAATTGCATGTCTGAACCTACTGCACCCATACTTCCTAATGAACGCAATAGTCCTCGTAAGCCAACTGCTGAGCGATCGTTAATATTATTGATGTTTGTACGTCGCTGTTGCTGGTTCTGGCGCGTCTGGTCGTTAAATTGACCTTCTGCCCTATTCCATGAACTCTTTAATTCGTTCTTTTTGGTGGTGTACTGGTTGTTAATATTGCCTAAGCGTACACCTAATTGATTGTCTATACGTCCTAAGCCGTGTTCTAGCTGTCCAATACCTTGGTCATATTCTGCCAACTGAGCAGCACTGGCACGGTTACCACCGCCCATTCCGCCGCCACCACCGCCTCCTCTGCCTCCGCCGAGGTCGAGGTTGAGGTTCGCGCCACCCTGTTTTTGACTATGTTGCCAGTTAGCATATGAATTCATCCACCATGGATTTACTGAACGGTTGAGGGATGATGCAGTGTAACCGTTTGACTTTTGCTCTCCGACAGTTTGACCTCTATTATTAGTGCCATTACCCATTAGGAAGTAGCCGTTAAGTCCACCGTCATCTCCAGTAACATTTAGTAGAGCTTGAGCTTCTGCTCGTTTGGTTGCTGACGGGTGGTTATTTGCGTGATATTGAAGGTACTGACGATATGATTCATTTCCTTGCATAAGAAAAACACTCCTTATTTGTAACTTGGAGTGTTATTGACAAATCTGATGATTTCAGTTATACTGTCGGCGTGAAGAAAACTGAATTTATTCTTGCCGTTTTTGCTAGCATCGCAGTAGTCGTTGGCGCAGTTGCTGCCTATTTATTTGTTGCTCAACGTAATACAGAGATAACAAAGACAACCCCTGTCGTAGAATCGCCTTCGTTTCAAAATCCCAACAAATTATCTAATAGCAAAAAGATAGAACCGCCGACAGAGCTGTCAATACTGAACGCCGTCAATACTGAACGAGCCAAAGTCGGCGTTGCACCATTAAAACTGCACCCAAACTTATCTAAGACCGCTCAAATGAAAGCCGACGACATGATAGCTAGGAATTATCGCGGACACTACATGCCAGACACGAACCAACCGCTTACAGAAGAAATGAGGAGACTTCAAGTTGCCGCTTGCACAAACGCCAGCGAAAACTTGACTTGGAACGATAGCGGAACAGATACAAAGCAATCTATAGATTGGTGGCTTAGTTCACCGCCGCACAAAGCTGCCATGCTCGACCCCAAGTACACCTATACTGGTATTGGTGTCGGGGACGGCAAAGTCGTTGTACAGCATTTTTGTGTAGCACGCTAGAATAACGCTATATACAGAAGAAATATAGACACTGCAATAATGCCGATAAGGGATAGGACCATCCCATAGGTATATTGCATAAAATGGCTAATGGTAAATTCTATCCATCCCCCATTACCAGTTGCATCCTCCGCTAAGTATCCATACTTTTTGAGCCTATAAAATGCTTTTTCTGGTGCCGAATAACTACATCCAAGTGTATATATTACTGTAGCAATAACTAAAGTAAATGGAACAGTGACAAACTCCGTTGGAATACTACTTATACATTTTTGACCAAGCAAAATGAATGCCGGTATGGAAAAGGTACTAGCAGCCAACTGACGCAGAGCACTCCAAGAAAACATCCTTATGGCAACATCGTTGTCATCAACTCCATATGGCGATGCCAGCGTATATAGCCACATTATTTGTTTCCAGGTTATGACTGAATATACAGAAATAAATGCAGCGGTGCCATAGAAAAGCCACACGTGCCAATCACTCATATAGCCACTCGCTTACTCCACCGTGGTGTGAGCAAGCCCCTCTTCCAGTGGCGTGTGATTGCCAACCGTCACGACAGATTGCTCCGACACGATAGCGTGATTGCTGTTGTACTGGTTGCGGTGCAGGTTTAGGTGTACGGACGATAACGTGGTTTACAGGTTGAGTTATAACCTCCACTTTATCTTCATACCCTGGCTTGCTTGGTTTACAAATCTTTTTGCTACCAGCTACACCTTGTTGCTTTATAGCTTCAGTGTAGCCATATTGACCTGTTTCACCTTCGTACTGTGTTTCAAACGGTATTTCTTCTGTTCTACAGTCTGAATATGTTACAGGTTGTACTACTGGCGCTATAGTCTGCTGTGGCTGACTATTATTTGCAGCTCCAGCCATACCTGCTACTGCAGCTACGCCAATAACAGCACCAATAGTGCTTTTGATGATTTTGTCCTTAGATACCATTTTAGTAAAGCCTCCCATTTACTTACTAAAGTACCTATAGTATACACACAAATCCCAAATCTCTCAACAACACTCCAAATTGTAAAAATACTATTAAATTGGATAAGAGCTATCGTCTGTTGTCTGGTCACTAAGAGGGCCTAGTTCTTCGCTCCATACTGACTTGGGCGGCTTCGTATTTATCTCAAACGATCACCTCAGATTGCTACTTATACAACGCTGCGACGCACGCTTCCTTCTTTTTTGGATGACAACGCGCTCTCGTTTTTTAGAGTCACACTTCGTGCTTAATTGTAAGGTTATTATAACATAAGCTCATCAAAAAAACCATTTCGTGCACATCCACGAAATGGTCTGATCTGTTTATGTTGTAGTCGCTATCTATAGCCTGCACGCCGTGAATATTCGTGTATCTCTTCAGTTATTCTCTCTACGGCGGCGTCATCGTCTGCAATGTTGGCTCGGATTAGCCTACGACGTAATTCGGTGAGTTTTTTATCTTTTAGCTGGCGTAATATCTTGTTGAATGTGTCGTGGGCTAATCTGCGCTCGTGACGGGACTTAAGAGGGTCATTAAACACCTTATGTAATCTAGTTAGATCGCCCTCTCTCGTCCAGTCCATAATCTACTAAGCTCCAATCCAAGGATCAGTGACTTCAACCTCTGGGTCTTTGTCATCCCCTGATGGTACTGCTTCTTCAATGACTGCAATAACCTTCTGCATATTGTCGTCGTTTGTGTTGCCATAAAATTTCTTAGCAACCTCTAGGTGACTTAATCCGCTGTTGTATGCTTCGATGATATCTTCCTTAGATACGCTACGGCTTACGATTTCACCGCTAGTTGCAGTTTCTTTTGCGTTGGCGATAATCTTTTCAGCCTCTTTTTTAGCGTTGGCGATAATCTCTTCGGCTGTAAGCGCAGTTGTATTTTTCTCTGCCATTTTATCGTTTCCCTTCTTTGGTCGTAAGGGGCAGTGTTTAACCACCCCTTACTGTTATTAGATACTAGTCTTTAGCACCAGTCTTAACGTTGATAATCCACTTTGGATCAAGGATTGCTGACGCAAATGCCTCAGCCTTCCAACCAATGGTCATGAACTGGTTGAGTGGGTTAGATGTATCACCCTTGTCTGACTGCTTGATGATGATTTTCTTCAAGCCGCTACCAGCTAAGTCGACAACACCAAATGCCTCTTGACCGTGAATGAAGTTTGAGTAGACAGTCGTTGTACTTGCCTCATCCTTCTGGTTGCTTGATGCTTCGATAAAGCGGACTTTATGCAAGCGACCTAATTCACCCTTGTACAGTTCTGCACGGCCAGTGTACTTCTGAGCGTCAATCCAAGCTGAATCACCAGTAATGTTGTATGCAGTATCTGGACCAACCTTACCAATGAAGAATCCGTCTGCATATGGGATTGCGTTGTTTTTCTTCAATGTACGTACAGCCTTGCGGATTTCTGCTACCGTCAGGATATCGTCAGCAGTAATGCCGTTCAATGCAGTTTTCTTATTTGCAAACTGTACTGTCGCACCCTGGTGCAATACGTCACGGACCAATGCGTCGATTGTTTCACCTGCATTTTGACCCATAGTTTCAATCGTCTCTTTCATCTCGCGATCGATTGAAGTGTTGTACAGCATGCTTGAGATTTTAGTCCACTTACCGTAGCCACGTAGAGTAGCAACGACTTTGTTGCTTCGGATAGCTTCGTCTTGTGGGTTTTCACCTTCTGTCAATGGCGTTGTAGCCAAGCCAAATGGTGATCGTTTTGTAAAGGTAACCGTTGTACCAGAGTTTTTTCCTAGAGTTTTCTTTTTAGCACCTTCTAGGTGAATTGTGCGGGCTTCGCTTCGCTCCAAGAATTTTTCCTCCAGGTATTGGATCATCTCGGCAGAAAGCGTTGCGGTTGTGTTTGTTGCCATGTTATTAACCTTTCTTAAATATCATGTCCTTGTCGACGGAGATATTCTTCCTTCTCTTCTGTAGTAAGCTTGGCGAATGGTTTAACGATCCTAGTGCCGCCTCCACGGAAATCACCAGCGTCATTAATCACAGCGCGTTGCTTAGGTGCTTCACCGTCTTTGTGGAATGACTTATATAATTGATATACATCTGTCTTTGAGCCAACGACATCGCCGTTTTGGTCGTAAACAAGTACACTTTGCAGATACCCGTTTACGGCGTTATCAAGATGTTCATCGTATTGATCAGATTCTGGATCAAACTCTGGGAAATCCCTGAGTGCCATATCTGCCTTATATGACAAATCACTTCTTGATGCTTCGACTTGAGCTTGTTGCATATTATCTAGTCGCTGTTGCAACTGTAGATTCTGCAATACCGCCTTAGCTTCAAATTCTGTGAAGAAGTCGCCAGTCTCTGGGTTCTCCATCTCCATAATCTGATCTATTGTTGGCAATTGTTGTGACTGTGGCTGTACAGGTTGAAATGTGCTTTCGTTCTGTGCGTCAAGCTCCAATTGCTGGCGATAAGCTCTAGTTTCGTTCCGTTTAGCAACTAATTCGCGAATGACTCGGTTATCCTCCTCTAAATCGCGTTCTAGTTGTTCACGGCGCGCCTCTTTGCCCCGTTTCGGCTTCCTGTCTTCGTCTGACTCGTCATCAGAATCAGCGTCTTTGCTTTCTTCCTTAGACTTATCGACTTTGACGTGTACCACCTCGCCGCTATCTGAGATAACTGCTTTGGTTTCTGGCTCTGAAGAAGCCTCAGAGTTTTGTGTTTCAGCTGGCGTCGACTCAGCGTGGGTAGACTCTTGCTCTACCTCTGTATTAACGACTTCTTGGTTTTCTGCGTCTGATGGCACAGTACCCCTCCTTCTCATTAGATTGTTTAAGCGTCGATTGCAGGTGACGAACCTGGGTTGCGTGAGATGCGCTCCTTTGGTTAGCCAATAGCGAGGATAGCTAACCAAAGCAGAGTACCTTACTATGCCGCTTGGTCAATTACGCTCTCTAAGAAGCTCCTTTCCTCTCTTAAAATCTCTACAATACGTTTATTTGCCGATATATAAATAGCTAGTTTCTCTTTATCTGTAATTACTTCTTCTGGTATAGCGTCAGTAGACTTGTAGAAGGTAATGCGCTCGTCCCAACGGTCAAGCACCTTTTGCAACTTATTCATATCTTGCTTAATAGCATTGATCTCGGCTTGTTTAGCCTCCTCTACCCTCTTGTCTTCTTCCTCATTTGGCTGGTAATATTCTGTACTACGCGGATATAGATTTTCGTCCATTATTCACCCTCCTTTTGGATAACTCCCATAATCGATGCGATTATTTCCTCTTCTGTAAATCCTTTTTGAATCATGCTTGGTACTTCAGCAATTAGGTTTTCTGGTGTACCTATCTGTCGTAATTCACCTACAATACTTGGCTCTATATCTTCTTGTGGCTCTACTGGGACTTCAGCGACCTGAGCCTCGTCTTCTGCGGGCTGTTCCATCTCGGCTGTAGCTGTTTCATCGGTAGCAGGGACCGCGGCTTGAGTTTGCGCCTCCTGCATTTCTTTCATTTCTTCTTCTGTAACCTTTAGCTCGTCTAATCCATCAATGCCAGAGTTAGCAACAATAGCGTTCCATGCAGCTAATTTCTTATCTACTGGTACTACTTGGTTCAGTGACTGGCTAGAATCTAGCGTCTGAATCAATGTCTTCAGAGAATCTAGCTGTGCCGCTTCGCTGTTTACTTTCGTTGTTGACGCGTCAATCTTAAACTTCAGTACGCCCTTAGCTTTTGAAAAGTCTACAGTTGCCTTATTATCGTCATCTAGGACTACGCCATCTAGTACATGACCTTTTTCTTCTAGGTCTCGTAATCTCTGTGCAGTGTCTGTGTCTAGCTGGATTATTTCTACGCCTTCACGCTCTGCAAAATACAAGTTAATAGCCGTTTCACTCCACTCCTCAAAGAATGCTTCAAATCCTTTACGTAATGCATTGTCGTCAATAGATAATTGGGCTTGTTGAGTCTTGAGCGCTTGTGGTGTTTTGCCGAATCCTGGATTGCCAACCTCTGCGCTAATTGAAGTGTCTGGACTATTGACCAGGTTGAGCATCTGAGACTTTTGCAGGCCGTATAAGTTTGGATAGTCGCGGATTGCTGAAGTATCTACGGACATCGCTTCAATACGTACATTTGGGTTCTTAATTTTGTTAAGACCGTTTGGCTTGAATTCAAGGGTTCGCTCGTTTACATCTCCGTATACGTTAATAGTTGGACGCAATGCGGCGGCGCGGTTGTATTGATAAGCCTGCATATCACTATCGATCAGGTTCTGTAGAGGACCAATTAGCTCTAAGACGCTACGACCCAGAGGATTGACTCCATCGGCGTCATAAAAATACCAATTTAAGGGTATCTTAGCCCTTGGGTCTTTATTTTTCTTACGTCGTACAATCTTTTGAGTGGCTGGGTTGAAGGTAAAGAAGGTTGCATTATGACCAATTTGAAAACCAGTTATAATTTCAATGCCTGATGGATCAAGTGAGTACTGTTGCTCTGCTTCGCTCTGGTCTTTAGAGTCTTTAGCGACAATAGCTTCTTTTATTTCTTCTAGTGCCTTCAAATCCCAAGTTGGTTCGTATAGTGCGCCCTCTTTTTTGGCAGTGCGGCGTCGTTCTTCTTCGGCATCGATAAGCTTTTCTACGTCAGTCTTTTGCCACCACGTGCGTACAAATAAATAGTCGCTATCGCTAGCAGATCTTTTGCCAGGTTGAATAAATACGTCACGCCATGAGACTATTAAATAGTCTGGAAGTAGCTCGTCATCGTTGTAAGCTACTGGCGTAAAGACACACTGTGACCCAAACGACTCACCATTTTCAATAGTTATCCACACTTTATGGATCAGATCGTATTCGGCGTTGGCGTTAGGTAGGATTTTTTCTAAGTAAACAAATTCAGCAATTATTGGCCATGGGCTGTGCTCATCAGAAGTAGAGACTACGCCAGTCGGAAGTTGCTGTACGGCACGACGTGCAGACTTAATGATAATTGAAGCTGCTGTACCGTCTGTAGTTTTAGGAAACGCTTTAGGTATTTTAGCGTGTGGCTTATTTCTGGCAAGACGGGAATATTCCTCAAAAGGCTGCGTGAGTTTTTCTGTATAGTCTTTTGAGGCGCTACATAGATCTAGGATGTTTTCTTCTGTTAAAAAAGAGAAAGCCACTGATTACTCCAAAGATTACTGTTGTTTCAGTAAACTCTGGTTTGTTTCAGTGGTTTACGCTTGTATTATATCACATTTTTAATCAGTTGTGAAAATAATCATTTTACCTGCTTAATTTTGGTATATTCAAACACGACATCAAATGATCCTTTGTATGATATTCTAGCGCGTCCATCATAACGGATTGACGGATTGATAAGACTGTCGTCGTTTTCAATCCTTAGTGTTAGCTCATCAACCTTATCACGTGCTTCTGCCATAGATGTAACTCGAAAACGTTCTTCATAGTGTAGCTTAGTTGCTATAACAGTGTGATTTTGATAACTGTTTTCAACTACTACAGACGTCTTATCGTCTAGCTGCTGTTGCTCTTTGACTTTTCCAAATTCTGGCACAAATTTTTTCATATTCCCCCTAATTAATTCCACATTGCTGTTAAGTCGCTATCTGCTAATGATTGATTGTATGAGGCTGAACCTACATCATCTTCTGGTCGCTGGGCTAGCTGCACCTGATATGCTAGAGAATCGCTCGCGTCGTCATTGGTTGCTTTAGGAAACATACTCAGCTCAAGCTCTAAGTCTTTGCATAAGTTGACGTCGCCATGTCTTATATGATAAATTCCTCCGCGTTCATATCGTGGTACCAGCGCTTCAATCCTTAATGCTTTACTGTGTCCGCCATGCTTCAATAATTCGACATCTAGATAAACTCCGCGGCGCATCATCTCTTCGTCCCAAACGGATTTCAGGGCTTGAGTAAACTGGTTGTCTTCAATTCCGATCTTGTGTAGGTTGTATCTCTTCCAGTTTGTAAACATGAGGTCGACAAGGTCAGTCGCGGATAGTTTTGTGCGATAGCATATTACATTCCATTTGCCTTCTCGGTCGATAAAGTTAAGAGTTATACCGATATAGTCAGTACCTTGCTTTACATCGTCTTTACCTCGCGGGTCAATCGTCATAACGTTGTAAGTGTCAAGCTGTAAGACGTTGCTAAATTCGCGGTATTTGTACCATGCTTGCTTGAATTTGCGATTCTCTTCATCGATTGGGTTCTGCTGATAGAGCGCTGAGAATTCATAGCTACCCATCTCTGCGCGTTTTTTTAATAGCTTCTCAAGTGAAAACTTCTCTGGCCAGAGAGCCTCACCAGTTTTACGGTGTGCATCATCTTCGGTAGCGATAGCTTTATATTCGATTATCTTCCAATCATCGTATGCTTCACCTCTAGCCTTAGCTTCTCGTGAGGCTTTGAGAACACGACCAGCTAGGTCATCGTCGTGCCAACGTGTGAGAATAAATACGATCATTGAGTTACCTTCCTCACGCGTTGAGAAGGTGGATTTATACCAGCCGTCGCGGGCTTCGCGGATTACTGGACTATCTGCCTCTTCACGGTTCTTGAATGGATCATCGATAATACCAATTTTGAATCCACGACCCGTCAATGCACCACCAACGCCAACTGCGGTATAGCCACCACCCTCTTTTGTAATCCAGCGGCCTTTTGCTCTAGCGTCGGCTCGTAAGCGTGTAGAAAACATCTTAGTGTAAGTAGCGGATTGCATTATATCCCTAGTCTTTTGTCCAAAATCTGACGCTAATTCCGCAGAGTAAGATGAGACCACAATTGGAATATTTGGGGTTTTCCCTAACACCCACGACGGGAATTTCTGCGTGGCTGTATCGCTTTTGCCGTGGCGCGGCGGCATAAAAATCATCAATCGGACATCTTCGCCAGCCAGCAACCGACGATATCCTTGCTCTAACTCCTTAGCAATCTCAGCATGAAACCACTCCAGTTGGTACTTTGGGTCTATAGCAATGCAGTACTCGGCAAAGGAGCCGTTATCTGCAATTTCTCTAAGAATCCCGACGGTCTGCTCTGGCTTTAAGTAGTTGCTCTGCTTGTTTTGCACTTAGAGCTACTCCTATGTCATTACCGTTTGTAGTCATGTCCAGCTTGTCGCCGTAAACTTTTGGATTCATCTTAGACATCAGCCACTTGCGTGTGTCGATTCTTAAACGTGACCTCTGAACATTCTCGCTATTAAATATATAGCCGTCGCCCTCAAGCTTTTCCATGTAGTCATTAGTAGCGTTATCTGCAATTTCAATAATTTCTTCAGCTTGCGCGTATGATCGTTCTTTACATGCTTGCGCGTATTGCTCACGAAACTTATCATTTTCTCGCAACCATCGAAAAAGTGTCTGCATAGAGACCATATCTTTTTCTTTGCATATAGATCGTACTGAATAGCCTTCTGCTATTTTCTGACATATTCTATCTGCTAGCTTATCAGAGTATTTTGTAGGACGCCCGTTCTTTTTAGGTGTTTTTGTAGGCGGCTTTTTAGAAGACTTAGGCTTGCTTTTGGCTGTAGTTTTGGACATAACCAACATCCTCGCTAGTCGCCCGCGTCTTGTGAGTTAATTAAATTATATCACATTTACAGATCCGATAAAAATCTTCAAAAGTCGCTAATTGTAAGATACAATCCGCCTTTTTCAAGGTGGATTATCTTTTAGGAATTATTGAGACTTTTATATAATTCTACAATCGCCCGCTTTAGATCGTAGTTACTCATATTTTCAATATCAGACTGACCGCCCAACTCTATGTATATGTTTCTCAAATTTGATAATCCTTTGACGTCAGTGACTGCTTTCATGATCTTGCGCTCATAATCTTCATCATCTAGGAATAAACACGACTTTGGCTCAGACTTGCTCATTTTACGATCAGGATGTCTTAAATCCATAATCTTGGATTTTGTATAAATCGGGTCTGGACACTTCAATCCAACGCGTGGCAGAATATCTCTTGCGAATTCGATATGAGGACGTTGATCTTCGCCAACAATTACTCTATCGTAACCTGCAATATCTAGAGCCATCATCACTGGATATATGTACATTAGTGCGGTCTTTTCTTTAGCTTTATACTGCGGCATAGCATTCAGTAAGTGGCTAGGTGTTACAGCTAGCAGCTTAGCTAGTAAGGCGACATCCAATTTTTGCTCAACAACTTGACTACTCAACTTGAACATTCTGAGTACGCTCAACGCTTGCTCCTCATATTCAGATTCTGACAGTGGCGCGTGATGTTTAGCTATCAGGATATCTGCCTTGTATTCTATTGCTGGCTTTATCACGCTGACATAATGCCCTAGATGCAATCTACCTGACGGCCGAAAACCTACTATAGTATTTTTACTCATATCTTTTATTTGTACACCCCATATACTTATTTATTCTTTTTCCACCAATAATATACCTTGTCGTTGCGCGGCACATATTGTTCGTTTCCTGTAGTCTTTGGAGCAAGCAACTCATCTAGCTCTTTATTCCATCTCTCAAGGTCTCGCTTGTAATTATTGATAATTTGCTTTACGATATCATCTTCATGTTCAACCACTTCAGGCTCTCTGTCGCTTATGTTGAGTCTTATAAGAATATCGTAGCCACCATATCGATTAAATCTCTCCCAGTACGATATTCTTTCTTCTGCACGATCAATTGATCTTACTAGACTCTCAATGCGTTTTCGCTTACTGTTCTTCATACGCTCTCTTACTTAACAAAATTATTTATTGATTAATGTTTCCATTCTCATCTCTCTTCAGATATTTACGCACACCGTCGTTTCCTAGACAATAGGGTGTTTCGTGTATAGTTTTTGGTATTTGATATACATAATCTTTACCGAAAACTCTCTGGCAAACTTGAGTCTCAGTTTCTCTTTTTACTTCTAGCGCTTTCTTGTTTTCCTCCTGTCTGGATATTACAAGTCCTATACAGGTAACTGCCACGACAAAAAGCAGTATGACAGCTATATCCGCATCGTTATCATCCTTCATTTTGAACACCTTTCCCTGTTTCTTCAGTTTCTTTATAAACAGTTCTGATAGGTCCACCATAAAGACTATTATCAACCATAGTCTGACGAAGCGTGTATTCATTATCACGAACCTTGCTTTCTATTCTTAGGCTAATACGATCGCACAGCAATTCATCGGCAAAGTTTTTAGGCTCTGACTTAACAATTTTTAGCACTTCTAGTAACGCTCTACTTCTTTCCATCAAAGACCGTTCTTCAGCCCAGTTTACAATTGAACTCATATAATCACGCGCCCGCAGCGCATCTCCTCTTTGGCAGCCCGTACGGCTTGTTCTATAAGATAATATAGGGTTTTATATTTAATACGTTCATCTTCCATTTTGAATACTTTCCCTTTTCTCTACTAATTCCTTGAATTTTTTAGCAACAGCTTTAAGACGACTAGTCCTGTCATCTTCCCTCTCTTCTTCTTTCTTAAACTGACAAATTCTACCGTCTGAATATTTTATGATGTAGATTGTAAGAACTTTCTTATCGCTAGTTCTATATAGCGTATTAGTAACATCTACAATATGCGGACGAGGCGTAAATGCGCCGCTAGTTTCTATTTCTATAGATGACTTATCTTTCGTCATTCTTCATCCCTCTAATTCATTAAGTTTTTCAGCAACAGCTTTGGCATATCCACCATAAGTATCTTTGCAATGCTTATCTAACAACTTAATTATTTCTTCTAGTGAATAGATACATTTCGGATTACGCTCTTCTAGCGGACCATAGCAGCTACAATGACCTAATTCTATAAACATGAACTTACCATTTCTGTCTTTGAGTACTGCCGCGCCTTCACCTGACCACATATCCTGAGCATAGCTACAGATAATATACTCGTAGTCTTTTTCGTCTAGATATTGCAAGTCATCGTCATCTATCTTGCTAGGTTCCGTGTCTGGGTCATATGATTCCTTGCGCTCTACGTTATAGATTTTCATGCTCCTCCTCCACTAGTTCAGGGTCTTCATGTATATTGCCGATGACCTCCATAATAGCGTGTTCACTGAATGCCATTGTTGGATAGTCCTGTGACTGATTGTAAAAGCCTGATACATTGAAATAGGCACGCTCGCTATCATAAAAGACCCTACCTACATTATCGCCATATTTCACGATATCGCCTTCATAAATCTCTGTACCGTTTTTGTCTTTTAGCCCTGTGTATTGTTCGACGATAAACCAAGGGTTCTTTCTGGTGTGCAGTGGACGAAAGCAGGTCTTTATAATACATTTAGCCACATGTAGCAAGCCAAGCCCGCTTATACTAACATACCTGCTATCAATGTATTTCTTGGCTATGTTATCCCAAACTCTGAACTTTATTTCACGCATTAGACTTCCTTTCATTGACCGTTGGTTGATTATCTTGACCAATAATCTTAATGTCGTTGGCGTCTACAAACTCAGCACCAGCAGCTGCGGCTACTTGACGATATTTGTCTTCAAAGGCGGTTGCACCAAGTTCTATAGTTTCAAGTATGGCATCGGTAAACTCATTTGGCACAGACACTAGGATTGCTTTTCGGTTTTCAGTGTTGTCGCCGAGATAAATTAGTTTATTAGGGTAATAGCCATTGTTTGTCATAGCACGTCCTCCGCCTTAATAACCTCTACATCACTGATATCATCATCAAACAATTCTAATGCGTCCCAAACGGTATAATCCTGAATCTCGTCGAAATCGACGCTTGCGACATTTGGTTCCTCTTTAATATATTTATCAGCAGCTTCCTCTGCCTCTTTATAACTATCAGCTTCAACAAAGATGCTTCCTTTAATGGTTTGTAAAATATCGACTTTATAAATCATTATTCTATCTCCCTTCCATTTTTAACAAGCTTAAGATATTGTCGAGTTTTTCTACGGAATACTCGGTTGGCAATACGTATACAGCTTTACATCCGTCTTCAAACTTACAGCAGAAGCCTCTACTTCCCCATATCTTGTAGCGCTTTGCTGATTTAATTCTAGACATTATCGTATTCCTTTACCGCCTTAATGATTTTTTTAATTGCCCAATGCCCAGCTACGATTAATCCAGTGATAAAAATAGCGTGCGGTACTGCTTGCAAAATCCAAACTAATGTTTCCATTTCGTTTCTCAATCTAACTTATTAAGTTTAATCTCATATCTGCCATCATCAAGGGTAACCTCTGTACGCCCGCCATCTGATATTTTAAGTATTTCTACTATAAGGCTAAGAGCTAAATTCACTTTAATATCTGATGGGGCTTGTGCCCACATCACCTCTATTGGATGTACTGAAAACATACAATCCCTCCTATTTAGTTATATGTTCTAATTTCAACCGTAGAACTGGGGCAAGGCGACACCAAAGTGTATATCATTGATTAATTACTTTAAGGATTGATGTCGCCAGTTGATAGCACCAAATGATAGTTGTTTTTGGGTATAAAATAGCAAAAATATGCATACAATTTTCTTGCCGAAAGTAAAAGGTACGTTGGTGCTACCAGTTGAACAGACGATACACGTTGCACTGCAGGTTGCTTCAATTCCAGCTCACAACGTTTCACGGTTTGAGACAGCGCACCGGGCGGGTTTGGTGCGCCGACAGAAAGGAGTTGTGCATATCATCTGTCCAGTTCTACGGTCGATGCTAATGTTCTAAACCATTTTTCCTAAGTGGGGAAATTGGTTTCTACTGGGTACGATTTGTACCCGTTTACTTTCGTTTGCTTATACGACCACCACGTTTTCCAGCACACTTCTTCACGAAGTGAGGACCGTCGATTAAATCGCAGTCACATTCAATGTCTTGTGCAAATCCTTTACAACTTCCGTGAGATGCAAAAGTAGCAGAGCCGCCCTTTCGTCCGATTTCTGCATAGAAGTTAGGGTTGCTTGCTAAGTTTTTCTGAGCGGCTTTCAATCCGCCCTGCTTGGTTCCTGACATTGTTTCCTCCTTACCCCCGTAGGGTACATTTAGCTTTCGTTTGTATCTGACGGGTCAATTCCAAAATAAATCTTCCAATCTCGCTCGTTTTCTTTGATGGATTTTTCAGCGTCTTCCTTTGTTTCGTAACGGATGATTTCGCCTGAGTCATTCCAGAAGCAATCACAACATTCTAGCTTTTTATTTATATAGTCATAGTCGACTGTGTAGCCACCGTTTCCATTTTCAAAATCTGGCTTAAACGTTGATGTTCGGCGTAATCTGACTTTGGCTAGTTTACGTTCACGGGCTTTTTCGCATTCTTCTTCAGTGCGATAAACCATACCCAGAGCTAGACGCATACTGTCTATAGAATCACCATCCCAAACATCTGGCTGTGTTTCTCCGTAAGAGTTCATCCAAAAATATTCATCGTCCTTTTTAGGCGTCCAGTGAATACTGTCTGTCGGTTCGACTTCCTCGAAAATCTCTTCAGTAAGATCATTACCGATGAAAATAGGACCTACATCGTTTTTAGTTATTAGTGTCCTTGCGCCAAAAAGCGACTTGCCTTCCGACAATATAGCGCCTTTTTTAAGTCCTGGTAAATCTTTTAGAAGTCTATACTGCTTCATTTCCTCTCCTTAAAATAGCTCTAGTTGCGTGGCGTAAATTGCACGACTAGCTAATATCTGGTTAATTCGATGAACTGTATGTTCACTCTCGTTTAGGTCGTTTAACGCACCCTCTTTCATCTCTAGTAAATCTGTAGTACTGACTTCATCTAATGATTGATAGTCATCTTCGTAGTAAGGTTTTACTTCTTTCTCCATTGATTTTTCTCCTTCTTAAACTCTTTAATCCATTCTGCGTCTTGTTTGGCTATGTTGTATTCTGAGATAGCTACAAGAGCCAGAATAAACAGTACAAATATTATCCAAATCAGTATGTACATTCTTTTTCCTCAATATCTGCAATAAGTTTCTCTAGTTCGTCATCTGGTACAATACCCTTAAAGATATTCTTTACGAGTTCCTTTGATTTTTCATTGATAATTTTTCCTGATAAATCGCCTAAAGCTTCTAGTGCAGCAAGAGTAGCCCCTGTATCGCCAGGGTCTATACTGACGAAAGTGTCGGCTTTGTAATGACCGTTTTTTTCACTAAATATCTTGATATTTACTTCTGCTACTGGTTTTTTCATATATCATTTCTCCTTGTAATGGATGTATTAAGTTGTTTTACGGGAAGAAAAGTCTGGCTGTTACTAGATTTTTGATTAAGTAGGAGACTTTATGGAGTCTAGTCATTTAACCGCACACTTTACAAATTTCTACGCCAATGGTTCAAACGTAGATCTGGGCACCAGACTTTTTAATAATTGTCTGATAGTGCGCTAATCCACTCTTTGACTACCTTCATATCAGACTCTAAGTCATTTATCCATTGATCGGCAGAAGGTATATCTTCTCTGTTGATTATGAGTGAGTCTACAGTATTGCTCATGGCTTTATACAACTTCCATAACGCAAGTACTGCTTTCTTTCTTTGAGTTATCATCTAGACGCTCCTTTTCGCTTATAACGCTTACTACTCTTCTGATATACGACTTCATATGTATATTCAGGGTGGGCTGGTAACCACACCTTCTCTAGGATCTTACGACGCCATTTATAGTCATCAGTTTCTACGCCTTTTGCTTCACGTAAAGTGAATGATCCGTCTAGATTATGTATTCTAAAGTCTACTTTGTGACGATATGGGAATGCTGGATTACCATTTTCGTCATAGACCCAACCTTCTATCCTGTATTGAGTGTCATAGTCTTTTATCTGGCCGAGATTCTTTTCGATTTCTAGCTCGGCGGCTACTTGTGCTTCAAACTTTGAATCGTATATCTTGCCATTCATCTCAGTGCGCTTAGCACCATATTTATTAGTCTTACCAAGCCTGCCTATCTCAGTACCACAATTACGACAAGTGAGTCTTCCTCTAGATATCATGAGATGCTTAGATTTACACTCTGGACAAGTGGCTACAGACTTAATGCTATCTAAGTCAAACTTCTTGTGAGTTGCTCTTATATACATTACTGCTTGTCCTTTTGTTTACGACGCATACGATTGCGCCAATTGCGAAGACGTTTTATTAGATAGTCTTCACTTTCTAGTCTTTCGTACTCTAGCTTCACTCCAGCTAGTAAACTTTGTTTATCAGCCATTATAGATTCTCCTTATACGCCCCTGTGCGATATGTAGTCCATGCTTTATAGCCTTGAGACTGCCAAACTCGATAAGCAACTCTTACAACTGTTGCGGTGTCGTTCCTATTATCGTGAGGTTGAAAATGCAGACAGCCAACCTGCAATACACCATAACTACCAACACATACTCCGTGATTTTCAGAGTTGGTAAGATTATGATTAAGCGGATTACAGCTTCTATTCTCAGCCTTAGCGATAGCTAGCATTAGGCTAACATCCCATCCTGAATATTTTGACAGTTCCCGTCGAACCAATTCGCAGCCCGATACCGCAACTGGTTTTGGTTGCGGCACGGTTGGTTCGACTTTCGGATCTGTCTTTGCAGCGCTTTTATCTATCTCGGAAATAGCTGCGGACTTCCGAGTTACTTTTTTAACTGTAATGTTGCTTGACGGACCTTATTATCCACTTCCTCTGTCTTATTGATCTGATATTGAATACCCGCGTAAAATGCTATAGCGGCAGTAATCATGATAATTAATAAGATTGATTTAGCTTTTTCAAACAATTGCTTCCAGTTGATATTATTCTTCTTTGATTCGTTGGTATTTTTTGTATTATTTTTCATTTTATTTCTCCTTTATTGTTCGCTTAGCGACTGAGTTAGTGGGTGGCGGCTTTTCTTAAATTTATAGATACTCACGAGACGCACCCACCGACACAGCCGCTAATAGTTTATTGATGCCCTAATTGTTAAAGATCATTTTCTGACATATTTGCTTTGATTGTTCTAGCTAATCTCCGTCACTCCTATAATTCTCGCTATTGAGTCGGATTGAGCTATATCTTTCAATGCAGCCAGTGTAGTTGTTCTGTCTACAAGAGGTCATCAATT